TAGGTCGTTCCTGCCATACCATCTTTTTAATTTGTGATGCTTTAATAATATCATAACCTTTAATTGATATTTTACTATTGAACCATTGACCTTGTTGACCTTCAAATAACAGTTGTTGTACATCCTTGCCGCCAATCTGTGCATATAGAAGAGCATTTGAAACAACAACAGGAGGAGTATCAGTAGCAGAAAAGGAAGATTCTCTATTAATGGTAAAACGAAATGGAGTTACAACTAGGTTAGTTTCTGATCCATAAAGCATATAAACACCAGCAGAAGTACCCATTGTAAGTTTCTTGGATTCTGCTAACCACTTTATTTGATCAAGAGTATCTGAATCCAGAGTAAAAGTTAGTCCACTTGATGCAGTAATAACTTCAATTGCTTCTCCTGCTATAATAGAAGATGGAGAATCCTGTGCTGGTATATCTGTTGGTGCAAAAGAATAGAAGTTTGCAGTCTTTGAAAGCCATACTGTAGAAGGTTGTACTGTTGTTGCGGCTAATACCATTCTTTGCTGATATATTTGGGATACACTTGGGAATCCTTCACCAACACTAAATGCTCCCAACCTGAAATCAGGAGTTCCCCTTTTTCTTGTTTCGTCACTTGTAGTTGCTGGTGCAGAACCATCTGTACCACCCCTGATATTTGCCATTTCAGTTTTTAACTTTACTGTAACAGTATTTGTACCTACTTCACTAATAATACCCCAACACCATCTTACACCACCTATACGAGATAAAGGTTTTGCGAGTGGATTTATCCGTATCATTCTATTTACATCATTAGCACTATTAAACAAATCATTACTTACTGCTCCATCTTTATAAAGTGTAAACACAATTCCTGTAGTTGAAGAAGGATAAACATACCTAAATACTTTTATTTCGGAATTACCTTTTTCAGTTGTGCCCCTTAATTCAAATTCAAATGGAGAACCACCATCATCTACAGATATTTGGAAAGAAGTAGATGTTGTATTAATTACATAATAATCTGCATCTACAAGAACAGTTGTACCATCTGATTCACCACCTGAAGTTATATTACCCCATCCATGATTACCTGAAGCAGAATGTGCCGTTTCATAACTATCTGTATTTGCACCATCATCATCTAACCGAATTTTCATTCCAGTTTGCAAACCATGATTAGGAAGAACAATATTATTAGTCAGAGTATTGAATTCAACTCCTGCAATTTCTTCCTTATTTGCAGGTTCAGCAATATATAGTGCATATTTATCAGTAGAAGCGGCATCTTCAGAATAGACATTAATTTCCTTGTAAGGCCCATCTATCATGACATATTCAAATATAGTCCATACGCTATCATCTGCGGCAAAACCTGATGATGAACCACCAGTTATTATTTCACGTTTAATTATTTGGGGAGCTTTTGTGGGACAACAAACAAATATATAATCTCCACTTTGGGTATATTTGAGTGTTAGTAACTGTGCTTGAGTCCAAGTTACTCCAGAAGTTACTTCATAAGTAGCAGGAGTTCCTTGTTTATCATTTAGAAGCTGATCTTGCGACCAAAGTCTTAAATAACCACCAGAGGAAGCTGATGTTGAACCTAATTCTATAATATATGTATTATTCTTATCCTTGAAGAAAGGAATGAAAATAGCGGATGCATCTTTCAACGTCCCTATGTAATTTGTACCCGGACGTTTCACAACTGGCCCTGAGAGGATAGGAATCATATTCTTGGCCCCCTTCATCCCATATTTATAAAACTCTTCACCAGAGCGACCCTGAAGACTTCTTGCTAATACACCTTCAGAAAATCTCGGTTGGACAAACTCGTATTTCATAGTTACTATCCAATGTTATATCCAACACTATAATCGTATTTATTAGCTTCGTATCCTGTAGTTGGAGTATTAAATGTCCTGTGAGGTATAGAAAATCTGCCTCGTTTTGCATCTAAGAAAGAAGAGCGTTCACGATGTTCTGGTGTCTTATCATGTGAATTAGCGGCTCTAGCTTCTTGGAGTGCAATAACGTACTTCTGCATCATCTCCTGTTTCAACCCCTGTTTACTTGTCAGGGTTTCAGCAATTTCTAGTGCAAGTTTCATTGCAATTGCTTCCATAAGGAGTGAATTTTTTCATTGGATAATATATTCTTTTTTTCTACTAAAAATCTTGATACTGGACTTACTTCTACAACCCTTATGTAATCAGCAGGAAGTTGAAATGTATAATTCCATCCAAATAATGGAGTTTCTACACTTGTAAGTTCACTTCTTTCAAGAGCACTATTCCAGATATGCATCCTTAATACTGTTGTAATAACATCATCAAGTCTAGCATTACAAGCTCTTGCTCTTGAATTATTATCAGTTAGATTTTGTATCCTTGCTTCACCTAGATTACTCAGGGCAAGGTTAGCTATGCCAGTTTTATCCATAATAAACTGTTAGAAGTGGGGGTCAGTTGCCCAACCCCCGATTATTAATTGATGTTAGTCAATTGAATAGTTACATATCAAACTTATTACTACACCAGCATTTGGGTCAACCCCAAGAAGTGTTGCAACTATATCTGCTTCATCAGGAATACTTGTAGGGGCAATTGCAATACCCTTATTACCTGATGCAGTTGAAGCTCCACCAACCGTCCAAAAAGAGAGGGCAGTTTCACCAGATATACCATTATGCCAACCATCAAGGTCTGTATTCGCCGCTGTTGCGGTTGCAGATACAGCTTGCCAGCCAACATCAATTGTTGCGCTACTTCCTAACGTAGCAGAAGTTTGAATTACTACTTCCCAAACCTTACAATCAGCAGGTAATCTGCCGAAATATAAAACATCATTTTGGGCTGTAGCTGTTACTACTGTGTATGTATCATACAAAACACGTACTCTCCCACCCTGCGTAGCGACATTAGTCAGCTTTGCAGGAACAGTTGAAAAACGTTTTGCATAATCTACTGCATATACATTAGCCATGTTGTCCTTTCATAGTTTGGGTTAAGCTGTTACGAAACAGTCGATTTGAATGACCATCTCTTCCCAAACACGTGTTGCACCAATATCCATTTCAAAATATGCATATGGAACAAACGATTTGTCAGAACGTCGCTCAATTTCAGTTATAGGTTCCTCCCAAGAACAGAAAGCCAATCCCTGCGGATGAAATGCTAACACTTTTTCTGTCAGCGTATCACTTGATCCAGTTGTAGGCATACCTTCGTGCCGTATAAACTGGAACCCTGCATAATAATTGGTTTGTCCTTCAACTAAAGCACGAATATTATTATAATCTATGCTTTGAATTGTTGTTGAATGGAGTAGTGACTCAATCTGAGCCGCAGAACATACAATGAAATATAGCGGATTGCCACCTTCATCATATTGATCTGCTTCATTCTCAGAGAGAATCCTGCGAGCCTTTAACAGTTTATCTATTGATAGTGTCCTGCGATTACCTGCGGTATTATCAATACCACTATAATCAACAGTTGCAGTACCAATTTGCAAATCGACATCAATAAACTGTTTGGGGAAATTTGACGAATTCCAGACTATCTCAGTTGCACCGTCCATTACACCACCATCTGATTCATAAGCAGAACCAAATGCGGCATCAATGATTACAGTATCCATCTTACGAGCCATAGCCATCGACGTAGCTTCCGCATAAGGCTGGAACACATCGTAATTCATACGTCGTGTATCAAAACCTTCTACAAAGAATCCAGCATTTTTAGGTTGTGCTGATACTCTTCTACGTTGATGAGAGATTGCTTGTACTGGCGAATCTGCAAAACGGGCAACTTTGTCTAGTGCTTCGTTAGTTCCGATCTTATCAATGAACTCGGCAACACCTTGACAGTCTGGCTTATTAGTTACAAAATTCCGTAACCTTGTAGTCTTTTGTTGAAGCGCATGTAATACATCAGAAGAATACCGATGTACATAGGACGTTTCAATGTCATAAAAATTAGCCATATTGTTACCATTATGAAAAAATTAAATCACAGCACCTAGTGATTATCCACAAAGGGTCACAACAGACTTTTCGGCAGGGCAATTGCTTGTCTGCCTATTATCGTTACTTCGGTATTACCTTCACCATGAAGGTGTGATGTTATCGTACTCGTTTTTGATTTGGATATGCTGTCTTAAACAACTTATCCATTTTATTCATCGCTTGTTTATGTGCGGGATCACGATTATCCCGATATGATGATGAAAATTCTTTGTCACTATAAAGAGCCTGAATTTCTTGTTGTGCCTGTTGTGGAGAAAGCTGGCTTGTGCCAAGTCCTGTCCCTACAACTAAAGAATCTTCTCCCATAATCTCACCAACTTTTGAAAAGGCTCGGAGCATTTCAGGATGATTACCCAAGCCTGAATCATCCATAACTTGGATCAATTCTGGTGTTGCAAACTGAGCAAATGCCCTTTTTGCATAATCAAGTTTCCCATCGTAATTTTTACCCCATTCTTTTTGGAGTTCCATTGTTGTGTTAGTTCTTAATTCGTCTAATTTATTAGTAGCATTTGTTTCTTCTTCTTCCTGTATCTCTCCATAAAGGTTTAAGATACTATTTGCTTGTTCTTGAGTAAGACCAGTATTATGAGCAAATTCTCTAAAACCATCCAACTCACCATTTTCATCGCCAAATTCATAACCATTGGCTTGTTCTGGTCTTCCCATCTTATTATAGAATCCATCCCAATTCTCACCTTCTTGTGGAATTGCTACCATTTGATCAGGATTCCCACCAATCATCTTGACTGCATTAACATAGGACTTAGCAAGTTTATCTACAGAGTCAAATGTTTGGAGACTAGGTTCATCCCTCAACCCTGCTGGCATATGGGACACATTAAATTCCATTTGAGGTGCTTCCTCAGTTGGAGGAGATACTTCGCTTGCGACTTGTCCTGAATCATCAGGGGCTACAGCTTCTTCTTGCATAATTAATTAGTATTAAGGTTATCCTGCCGTTTTAATTTGGCAAGTTCTTGTTGATCGTAGCGTGTACGAAGCACCCTAAGATCGGTGTCCACCATCTCCAGAATCTTGAGTACTACACTACGCTGGCCTTCTTGCCATGCAGATAAATACGGATCAGGAGTTGGTGTAGTCTTAAAAACAAAGTGATCTCGTATAAGTTTTGTTAATACTTCTGTACCTTGCTCTGTTGCAAAACATTCTTTATATACTCTTCGTAGTCTTGATTCACGGTCAAACCAATCCATTATTTATGTTTGCCAATGGAGTGATTAATGTGGCATCTGGTACAAAACTTAGTGTTTTCAACTGGTAGTCCTACACGAAGTTCTGATTTTCTACCTATATGCTTTTTATATACCTTATTTTGGTTTTCAGTTATAATCAAGTCATACTTTTTCCCAGTCTTTTCTCGTCTTAACAAATATTTCTTAATATTTTGACTTGGCAACCATTTATCTATATTTTTTGCCCCTTTTTCTATATTAGTCCATTTAGGAATTATTTTTATATTAGAAATATCATGACCAAATTGTTTCTTTTTAGCATCTGACCATTCAGCACCACCAAATCGATGTGCTCCTTTTAACGACCATTCATGATCTGCATGAAAATTCCTTGCAAAAGGACTTTTAAAACTAGAATGAGGGTCTTTTGTCCAACCTGCACTCTTATCAGCTAATCTTTGCGCTCTTCCTGCGGCTGGTTTTGTCTCTTTAACAAATTGTTCTCTATCTTCCCAACGTGGTCTTTGATAATGTTCTTTAACAGAATAGTAAAGCGCACTATGTCTTGGTTTACCCATTTAAGTACCTTCTCTTATACTTTCTGCTTGTGCAGATTTCTGATTAATATCTGCGGCAACTTGAGCTTGTTGCATTTGTGCCTGTTCCTGTTGTTGTCTCTGCTGTTCAGCAACCATTGCATCCACTTCTTCTTTAGTTCTGATATTTGATGCTGGAATTTGCAGGACTTGAGCAGTATTCTGGAGTATCTGATGAGTATTAAAATACATTGGTATAGTCTGATCTATCTGTGCAAGTGGCAATATCATCTCCAGCATCTGATTCATTGAACTTATTTCTCCAGAACGCATTGCAATAGAGACAGGATTTAAGTATTCAATCCTAAAGTCTTCCATTTCTTCAGGCATTTCTGGTAACAA